GTCATCCAATGTGAAGCTCTATCTGGATCTGTCTGCTCTTGTATTTCTATCTCTACAAATTTAGGCTTTATGATTGACATTTTTTTTCTCCTCATATTCTTTAATAATTTCTTGTTTCTTTTGTTCTTCTTCAATTTCTGCTTCATGTTGCAGCCAGTCCATCTTGCCAGTAAAGCCTTTATGGTATGGTATGAAGTTAGGATCTATTAGTACGTCAGCTTGTATCTCAAATAGTTTTGCTAACTTTTGTAACTTTAAACTAGATACTCCATTAGTTCCTTTTTCGTATTTTTGGATTTGTTGGAATGTGCAATCCAAATCTCTAGCAACTCTACTCTGTGTAAAGTTTCTAGTCTTTCTTAGATATTTGATGTTGTTGCCAACGGTTCTGTTGAAGGCAAGTTCTTCAGTCGTTCTATGTCTGTTTGGCATAAAATCTCCTCTTGGGTTAAGTTAAAATATTTCTCTGTCTGCTCTAGCCATCCAGTAAAGTCATACATTGTACTTCTTGGTGCTGTTGCAAAAAAAGATTGTGGCGGCATTTGTCGAAACACATCATCAGCTTTAATAAAAAATGCTGGAAGGTTATCTTCAAATTTTAAGTACCAGTTTGTCTGGTTAATTCTGTGTACTGGCATATCAGAGCTGAACGCCTGGTAGCCAACATAAGTTGCATAAGCTTTATCTCCTACTTTTCTTGTCATGCTAAATAATCCTCCAATGGATCAAAAGGTAATTGATTTTTTTTAATTTGTTCTGCTAACTTGCAAATAATCCTTTGACTAACTTCAGGTGTAAAAACCATCACATCGCCAAACAAAGCTAACATATCTAAAGATCTGCCATCTATTGCTGGAAGTTTATCCCAGTCATTTTGCCTAAACATCCATTCAATGTTTGTTTGATACATATTTTTTTCAGTTTCCATTTCCATAGCTAACTTTGCAGCTTCAGACATTTGGTTTGCTGGTGTATTAGGAAATTTAATAATTTTACCGCTCATCTTTTACCTTCTGCATCAACTCCGCCTGGTGCAAATAATTTTGTGCATCATCGTAAGTGTCTTGTTTGAAGCCACCTTGAGTTCTAATAAGCTTTGCGATTACATACATATTAGCAACAACATGACCTGGAATATCTTTATTCAATCCAAGTAGAGAGGACCAAGCTCTGCCGATATTTTTCATATTGGCATCGAATGATCCATACTCTAAATGTTTAGCTTGACGGATCTGTTTAAGCTTTTCGTTTAACATTTTTATCTTTACTCTCTGTGTGAGCAGAGTAGGCAGCGTTAATGAAATACGAAGCAGTCTTTGCAAGACTTTGAGGCATCTCAAACTGTTCGTCTGATAATGTTCTCAGCTTCTTATAAGTGTCCATGCTCAAGGCTATAGATTTATATTTATCCGTATCCATGATTACTCCAGGTTCGCTGGATCAAATGAAGTATCGGCTTGATTTAATTCAAGTTCTTCTACTCTGTGCATCCAGTAATAAGTTGAACCTTTAGGAAGTTTTCCAGAACCAGTTGCTTCAGCTTTGTAAGCACCAACTCTATATTTTTTTCCATCAGGTAAAGTTATTGTTCCTTTAAGATCATAACTTTTTGGATTTTCTTTATTTACATTAGGAAATACTACGCCTAATGATTTTCGTTCTTTAGTTTGGTCATCCATTATTGAATAACTCCTTTAGTCTCTAGGTTTGATTTGATCTTGTTAAACTTCTCCAGGAACTGCTCATAAGCATAAGCATCTTCTTGCTTAACTTTTTGCATAAGTCCTTTATTAGTTGTAATCCAAGATTGGTATGCACCGAGATGAGAGACCTTATCAAGCTCAGTAAGTGCTGCTGTAAGCTTCTGGTCCGATTGAACTATTGCACCAGATACTTCTTCAGCAGAAGCTATCTTGTCATTGGTTAAGCCAAGCATTGCTAAAGCTCTTCCAACAGCAGATGTTTCAGCGTTTTCTAACGCAGAAGTTTGATTGATACGACTAGCAGCTCTTAACTCTTCTGCTAATCCAGTAGATACAAGCTTTCCATCAATAAATACTTCAGATCTAACGATAACTTTTTTATCGTCTTGATGAATTATGCTTGATGAAATCGTTGCTGCTGTACCTAGATTTCTTCTTAATATTCCAACACGTAATGCAACAGTTGCATAATCGTTATTGTGAATTTTTATAGTCGAACCATTTAAACTCTTTTTAAAGTCTGTAATAGTTGAGACTAATTTATCAGCTGACATATATAATAACCTCCTATGATTAAGTGTGTGTAGTTGATGAGTTGTGGAGACATTAGATGTTGCTCCAAATCTTTTTTGCTCTAGCTAAATGTTTCTCTCCAATGTTCCAATAGAACTGATGATCAAAACCAGGTTCAACATCTTTAGCTATTTCTGCTAAGATCATGTCTGGTTCTTCAAGATCTATGTATCTAGCAAGTAATCTTTCTTTTCTGATACAATTTTTAACTAACTGTTCGTAATAATTATTTAAGTTTTGAATTTCTAAATCAGCACAATTTTTTTCGGTAAAGACCATGTGATCATCTGCAGTTAGATAAATAAGATAAGGATTAATCCGATTTAATTTTCTTAGGCTGAAACAATAAAAAGCCAACTGCTGCA